TAACTGATTAGCATAATATTTTGATTGTTCTTCATATATTGGATGATTCTCCTTACGAGGATCAATTCCAACATATAGTTCGGTATTCATACTGGCATAAAATCCAGCCAACCTATCACCCCAACCCGCAGAGAAATCCAATACATTCTTTACATCGAAATAATCATACAGAGCCTTAGCCGCATTGGGTTTGAATTGACTACAAATGTATTTTCTCAACCCTAACATGGTTCTCAATGTAGATTTATCAATCTTCTCCATCTTCAATGTATAGGCCGCTCCCATCAATGAAGTCATAAACTTCAACTCACCCCAAGTCCGTAAAGGACCTGGCGAAATAGTACCATCTACTGACCATCTGTTTTCTTGTTGAAAGAAATTAGATGATTTATTACCTGTATTGTTTCTCTTAATATATTTCTGTGAACCTTTGTAAGTTAATGGCCACTCATATCCATTTTCAGCTCTAGCAAACCATTCACCTTCTTGTAGTAAATCATGAACCCAAGTGCCTTTTAGCTTATTAAAGTCCTTTCTACATTCATTTTGACTTATCTCTTGGTATGGTGGTGGATAAGTCATGGCAACTGTTGCCAGAGATTCTTTTACATCATCTTTCTCGAATGTATCTTTGATGTATGACCATTCTTTTTCGTTGATGTGAAGATATGGAACTTGATATAGAAACTTATTAAAGTAAGGTAGGTACATTATATAGTTATGCCATTTCTTTCTATCCAACCGTCCATAGTATCTTTTTGTTTTTCTGAATACTCTGTATTAGCATGCCATTTCCAAAAGTTCTTACTTAGGTTAAACCAACCTTGTCTATAGACTTTCGGATCTCTTTGAGCTTTCAACTTCACTTCATTATACATCATAGAAGATATCTGACGATAATAATTGTGGTCTTTTTCAACTTTATCTTTCTCATCAAGTTCTAGTTTTGTTTGTTCTATCTTATCATCAATTTCTTTTGAATCTAATATTTTATCAACTGGCGTTTGAACAATTTCTTTTTGAACTTCCACTAAACGAGGTGGGAGTGGAGATTTTAAAATTTGAATCTCCTCTTTTAACTTATCTATTTGTTTTAAAGCATTTTTGTATTGTGTGTTTTTAGCATTATATTTTGCTTGATAATCGGTACTCATTTTACTCTCCAAATAGTTCTTTAAATGCCTGGTTGGCAGCATTTGATTGTTCGGTCTTGACTTTGACTTCTTCTTTCTTTACTTCTTTGATAGCATAATCACCACGTTTCCAAAAGTCATTTTCTATCTTACTGGCCATCATATCAGCCTGATGTAATATGTAGGCAATATTAGATTTAAGTTGTCTTTCTTTTTGATAAGCAACATAATAACTTTTATTAGCTTCTTCGTACATACCATCTGTCAATCTTAAACCAAGATATTCATTTTCTGTCATGACGACTCCAAAGTGTTGTAGTATCCAACAAGCTCTATCCGTAACCGTCATGAATTGTAGATTACCATTATGTTTGTATATCAGACCTTGATTCTTTCTATGCCAATCCGAATCATTTGGTGTGTAGTAGTCCTCGGCTAAATCACCAACCTTACCCAAGTCATGATGTAGAGCAGAGAATATCAATTCCTCTTTGGTAAAGTTATCAACTATAGCTCCATTTCTATCCCAAAGTTCATATATCTGCTGTGCTAAATCGGTGATATGTAAAACGTGTTCCACGTATCCACCGGCATGGGCATTATGGAAGTGTTCTTTACCACTAGCTGGTGCCATACACATTCTTTCGTCAAAGTAATGATACATATTGAGAAGTTTTTCTCTCCGCTCACTTCCTTCTTCAAATGTATCTTTTACAATTTGAATTAATTTTTCCCAATTCTCTTGTATTTGTTCTGGTGTTAGTTCTTTCATATTATATTCCCATGTAATCTTTTACTACTTTCTTGGTTTCATAGTGATGAATAGCCATCTCAACACCTCTCCGTTTTCCATCAAAATCATTTTGGTATCCACCAGGATTTGGAACTTCTTGAAGTATAGCAGCCATTACCTCATCTAATGCTTCTTCAAAAGCAAAATAATGTTCATCAGTATACAAATTATATTGTATTCCTGTTTTAGAATCACGCATTGAATACCGTCCAGATTCAGTATGATTTTGTCTAATCCAAATATTGGTTTTATCATCATGTACCCAATCACATGAAGTAAAATTACCATCATCTATTGCTTCGTTGATCTTTTCAAAAAGATAATTGACAAATGTGGATGGAAATTCTCCCCTACCCAAATATTCTCTCAATTGCCTAACCTTTGTTAAAGCATAGTTGGTATACCTTTTCCTATCCATTTCATATGGAAATGTTTTGGCTCTTAACTCTTGTTCAGTTGGCATTCTTGACATTAAAGCAGCCATAACATTGGAGTTAGTTAACTTATTCACTTTTGGTACTTTATTACCAGAAAACTTTCTTAATACATCCCTAAAGTATACGAACATATCTTTTCTTTTTGGATCAGTTATGACTTCAGCAGCAGAGTTTATGAATTGATAAATAGTTAAATCTAAATTACCTGTACTCAATGCGACAACTGCTTCCCAAAGTTTTTCAATATGTTCATCTGTTATCTCGGTAGCATCTCCTAAGATAGACTCAGTACAATCAACGATTGGTACTTCACCATCTAATAGATATACACCATGATTGACATTTCTTTTTAATGTTCTTAAACGACCATTGGCGTCAATAGTAACATAATCACCTTTTGAATAAACATGATCTAAACCATCTAATTTAGCAACATATTCAGTAGGTACTTTAATCACCACAAATGCTATTAACAATCCAAATTTTTCAAAGGATTCCATGTGTAATGATATCTGTTCTAGTTCTTTTTTAGAATTTCTTCCCCAGCGATATGTTTCAATACCACCTTGAACTTTGTCTATTATTGGGAATATTTTACTAAGGTGGGTAGTGCCTATTTTGGGCACCTTGATTGGTATTAACATAACCATTCTCCTGTTTGTTTAAATCTGTTAGAACAGACTTTTGTTATTAACTTAATGTATAAGTAATCAACATCTTTTAGTTGATCCTTTAGTGTTATACATGATATAAATATATACAAATTCTTCAAACCATCAATATTTGTTCAATCAAACTATAAGCCTGTTTGAAAGTAATTCTTTTTCTAGCATATGAACTCGTTGAATTTCTGTAATTAGTCAAAAACAGACTATTATATTCCTTACGAAGTAATTCTAATAATCGATTGAACTCATCACATACAAACTGCTCATCTTCTATTGTTTTATCTGTTAGTATAGTACAGAAAGTTCTATCAGTTAAAGATCCATATAAATGGTCTTTATTGATACTTAATTTAATTCTACCATCATCTGTACCCGTATCTATGGCTCTGAGATATAGATTTGATGTTGATTTGTCCCCATCAACCAAACGGCGTATATTGTATTCTGATTTTATATTTGGGAACAAACTTTTACCTATAGTAAAATGATTCTTACTATCCAATATCAATTCTATCTCATCACCATTAGGATATACAAATGCCTTAATCTTTGTGTATGGTGGTATGAGTGGATATAAATCATGTCGTTCAAACTGAAAACCACAAACTGTATAATCAGTATCATCAAAAACACTTTCTTCAAATATATTCATTCTAGTTATTTTATATCGAGAAAAGAAGAATTCTCTTAACTTAGAACTATCCTCTGAAATAAAGTTCAATGGTATGATTAAAATACCACCAAAAGCATCACCATCAATTATATTCCTAACGGCAATCTTATATAAATCATTCATGTCATACTTGTCGTACAATGTTTTATCTTCACTCTTATTCCTAGCTAAATAAGGTGGATTGGTAACAACATACTTATCTTTATAATCAGGTGGATTCATCAATGTATCTTGTGTTATGGCATCTATCTTTGGATCTATATCATATCTCTCAACATCTCTACCCACCCATTTTACCAAATCACCTTGACCACAAAATGGCTCAATCACATCAACATTATCTGGTACTTTCATACCTTGTAAGATATAATCTGAATTTGTTGTATAAAATTGACCTAATTTAGATTTAGAATTCATCTGAGTTTGTTATCCTTATATTTTTTGTTTTATATTTATCGAATTCTTTTAAAACGGTAGGTGTGTAATAATCACCATCAAGAAGAATAATAAATTGTTTATCTCCATGTATTTCGTCATATCCATATGCCTCTTTGGTAAATTTAACGGCATCATCTTTTTGATTAGTTTGACCACCACCAGATGTTGTAGTCACTTTTGCATAAACATAGGAATCACCATATAAAAAATCTACACTTTTTGTAGTATTGCTATTCTTATTACCTTTAATTATTTTTCCTTCGAGTATCCTAATGGCGTTTGGACCAGTACCAGCTACTTTTTCAAGTTTAATACCTTTAAGTTGATTGAATTTAATTTGTAGTATTTCACTTAGATTTTGTTTTGTTGGATCTTTAGCTAAGAAACTTGCAACCAATGGGACATCTATTATCTGTTGTAATACACTTCTCGTTGTTTCATTAGGAAGAGTATATTCTTGTCTTTTAAGATGGTTTTCTATCTTATTCAACAACCAATTATGTTTTTTTAAAATAGAACCATTTCTTAATTCAATTGCCGTGGCAACCACATCTTCTGTATTTTCTTTATACTTCTTAGCCAAACCATCTTTATAATACTCTAGAAACTTCATAGTTGGTGTTTGTATTTTATTCATGTTATTTATTAGATTTTTATTGTTATTTTTGTATTCAAAAAATTGAGTGTTCATTATATATTGTGTTTTATTCATACCCTAATATACAAAGAATATATGTTAATGGCAAGCATTATTTGCAATATTCTTTAAATTTTCTGTTCTTTTATGTGCTATATTGAAAATCTCTTCATCCTTCTCTGAACCATAGTAATTTCTACCTATATTATAACTAGCTATAGCAGTAGTTCCTATTCCAATAAAAGGATCGTAAACTGTATCACCTTCATCTGTAAAATTATCAATACATCTACTTATCATCGTTTCTGGAAAATGATAAGTGTATCTTACACCATCAAACACTTCCGATTTATAATCTTCTGTCCAATTGTCGGCTCTATATCCTTTAGTTCCTTTCGACTTAATCTTACCTCTACCAAAGTTCTGAACCATAGCATAATCATATCGGTATAAGTTATTTCGCTCGCCCAAGTTGATGTCTATTTTTGGTTTAATCCATACTTTCTTCGTAATCAAACTATATATCCCAAGTCTTTCATTATTTCATAGACATGATAATCTTTAGGTATAGTTCGGGCTTTAAACCTTCTAAGGCTTGTAACTATCGTAACTACATTATTACTAGGATTAAGTTTACTATATACTTTCTTTTGCCAATCCAAATATTCTTTGTCGTCTTTTATTGGCGTTAGATTTAACTCATCATAATCAGGTGGTGAA